TATGAAGAGGAATATCGGGTCCTAATAATTCTCGTAACCAGATTGACTCATAGAGTTCAGGACCTTGTAGACCATGTTGTTTTAAACAAATGAGTCGTTTTTTTCTTTCAGCCGGCGGCGCCTTCATAAGTTCATTTGTAGGATGTTTCAATGAAGGTTCAGTCTCTATTTGTGTTTTTTTCTGCAGTTGAATAAGAACTTCATAAATATTTAGAGGTTGACCTTTTGCCGCTTCCGTATTTTTAGAAATCTCCTCAGCAGAGAATCGATTATCATTATTCCATAAATCACTATCGAATTGATCTATACGATTAAAGTCATTAAAAGCGCTGGATTTATATATAGGATCTTCATCTTGATAACATCCAGCAATCAATGGATTTAAAAAGTAAATCTTCATATGTTCTACATGATTACACAGTATATGATCTGCACTTGTCCAGTATCCGTCGTGAGCATGGATAAGCTGAAGAATCTTTTCTGCTCCTCTTCGTGATAGAACATAGGAATAGGCGCACCAATGAAAATAATGATTGGGCGGTTTTTGTCCAAACACAGAGTTAGCCGCTACACGAGAAAAATAGCGATTTACAGGTTCTTTTAACTGATCAAAGACCACATGATTAGGAGGTAGAATACCTCCAAGATATATAATATCATAATCTTCAGGTAAAAAAGCAGATGCTTCTTTCCATTTTTCTTCCCATTGGGGCGCAAGTTTTACATCGTCTTCCAGAATGAGATAGTTATTTATTTCCTTTTTTTCATTTGCCAGTTGCCACCAGAGTCCAAGATGACTGAGAGCACAACCCATGATCGCTTTTTTCCAGAGAAAATCGTGTGGTTTGAAAAGGCGTGCTAGTTGCGGCGTTAAGAGTAAATTACGTCCTTCAATTGCACTGACTCTCTGTACCCTTGATTGAAGAGATGGAGATATTTCGTATAACTTCTCCATACGATCTTTTCTCCTATCCAAGTTAATTACATAGGCATCATCGATTCCTTGTGTAAACTGCTTATGTATTTGGAATTGTCCTCTGTGAACATAGAATGCTTTTCCAGAAATAAATGTCTTTCTGAGACTGATATCACAATAAACTTTATCTAGAGGATACCGTGTTAATCCCATTCTATAAGAAAGAAGACTCATAATACTCTGATCGTGTCTATGTCCAAATGGCTTTCCATCTCTAGTACCCTCCCATTTTATTCCACTAATAATCTTCTTTTCCAGTGATATAATATATGTTTGTGAATAAAAGTTGACTGCATCTGGGTGACCGGCTTTGAATGCTTGTATATTTGCCGCGATTTGTTGCGACTTCTTTTCAGATTCTGTCATATTTAGAATTTGTTTAAAAGTATCGTGACACCACTGGTCATTTATTTGTCTAGGATCCTCAAGTAAACAGATACCATCTTCATATGCAATACGCAAGAGATCAGAGGGCCACCGACAACAGAAAACGCCGGCATCGAGATAAAGTACAAGGCGATCTTTATACTCTGGAGAGGAACATACATGATTTAAGAGCCAGCATTTCCAGGCAAAATGTTGGGGATCCCAGTAATCTAAAAACTTTTCAGGGACAACGTTTTCAGGTGGATTAAAGAACTTTACATCAGAATACGTATTTTTAAGAAGAACACGTGATTCTTCAGGAACATCTTGAGTTAACCAGACATGGACTTCAATATCAGGAATTCCGTTTTTCTGTATTACAACGCCGGCGAGTAACTGTTGAAGAGAGGATAAATAGTTTCGAGTTGCATATGTAATGATGAGTGGACGACTTATATTTTTAAATACTGCAGTGGGAAGTTCCTTGAGATTATTTACAGGTACAGTTCGTTCTTTCGCTAGACTTATCGCCTCCTCTGATGTCTTTGCGCCAATAAACGGCGGAATCAGATTTAAACTATCCTCTGGAATACCCGCAATCTTTAACATAGTATAAGAGACTTCGCGCAGAGTGCGCCGAACAAGATCACGCTTATAATCGTCGAGAGCAGGAATGGCAAACTTTGTTAAATATTCAGAAGGATTTTCATCTATCTTTTTTACAGCTGTAATGAGTTCTTCGGGTGAGGTGATATTTCTAGCATCGATGAAACCAGAAATCTGAAAATCGCGTTCAACCTTAGGATCACCCCAATAAATAGGAATACATCCTGCTGCTTTCGCATGAAGAAGTTTCTCTGTTGTATATCCCTGTGAACTAGCATTTTCATATGCGAGAGAAAACTTATATTTTTTGAGAAAGTCGTGTTTCTTGAGTTCACCGCCGCCGCCGCCAAGACCAGCGAAAATCTCAGAGCCGATATTATTAAAGAGTCTACCTGCAGAATCTACCTTTTTATATTGAGATAACCAATTGAAAGCATTATTGCGAAGAGGATTACAAGGATTCGTTACAACGAAAGCACAGAACTTAGTCTTTTCTCCGATTTCACCAGGATACACTGTTGTACATCGGTCAATAGGTAATGGCTTCGGATTCTGGATGCGATCTGGATCGGCGCCAAACCAGTTAATCTCAATCATCCAAAGGGGAAAGCGAATGTAGGATTGATTTACAAAGTCTGCATGAGCATATCCTAGATTGAGTTCTACATTGTGACTTTTTTGAGGCTGCGTATTTTCACCTGTAAAGTGAACTTTCTTTATATTTTTCCAGATATCTTCTTTCCATTCGGATCCAAATGGACCAAAAACTAAGAGATTGGGTGTACAATTGACAGGCAAAGTTTTTGTGCCATAGCCATTGATTTGAATATCTTTCTGGCTATATTTGAGACCTTCAGACATCATTAGTAAGAACATATTATAGTCAGGATTAAAACCATCCCACATATCTGTAAAAAGAACATTTAGTGTTTTCTTTTCTTTAGGAGCAACAGTAGTAGCGATTGATAAGGCAGGTAAAGAAGCAAATGCTGCTTTCCATCCATTTTGTACACGCGTAGAGTCACAAGTAATCTTTTCGCGGATTTTTGCTCTAAGTGTATCGAGTGCCCCCGTTTGAAACATACCTTTTCCTTGGAGTAAATCCTGATGTAAGGTGCTAAATGCTGTACCTGCCTCTATAATTGAGTTATTAGAATAATAATACGGTGAACCTAACTCTTGTAATACTTTTGAGTTATGGACAAGTGGAATTCCTGACCAAATAGTGTCGAGTAACATGGGACGAAGAGCACGAAATCTAATATGGGAAAAAACAACAGATGCTGGATCATAGATCCAATCAATAACACGTTGGCGCCCAAAGAAAGAACCACTTAAATCAGCAATCTCGCAGTGTTTCATTACATTCTGTTTAAAAAATTCATTTTTCTGAATATGGTCTGCATTATGTATTTTGTAATTAGATAAAGGAATCATTGATTTACGTTTAATTTCTCTGAGAGCAACAAGAGGTATAGTACAGCTGCTCGAGGCACTCGTATTAGTCTCACATATGTGGACAGACCACGGAGGAAGTCCGCCTTTCTGTTGAATAAAATAATAAAGTATCTGAATCCACTCAGATCCATTTATATCTTTTTTATGTGCTTCAATTGCTGTAGGTGACCATATAAAAGGTATATGACGCACGGGAACACCTCTCGAGAGAACTTCTAAATATTCGAGTTCATCTTTTGTAGTTTCTAGATCCAGAGCCCAGATAGCAGTGAGACCTTCCAGTGTTCTCTTAGTAACAGTAAGTGGATAAATGCTATTTTCTATATCATTTAATAAAATAGGTTTTCTGATAACCCATACACATTGTTTTGCGATCTTTTTTCTAAGTTCAGCCGATGTAATCAGTGAGGTTACTTCTAATAATATATCAAGTTGTACATCATCTTTATTCTCAGTTTGTTTAGTCAGAGTTTCAAGATGCAGAATATTTGGATAGTCTGTTTTTAAACCTCTACAATCGTCCCACCAATCTTGGGTGCCGTTAACATTGACAAGATAGACGTCATAACCAAGCTTCTTACAAAGTTCGGCAGTGGCAATCGTGGTAGAGGATCCTCCTCCGCTAAAAAAGGAGAACTGGAAATTTACAGTGATACCGACCTTCATTCTTTTTTGTGTCGATATTCAGATCAAAGACAAATAACCGCAATATCTATGTAGTCACGAGTTTAATCCATGCTTTTTGAAGTTCGGGGTTGTAAGGAGAATGTGTCCAGGCTAGAAGACGTGCGTGTGATTTATATGTCTCTAAGAGTTCACTATGTCTTTCACGACTTAGTGTAATCTTAGAAACGATGTCATAAATACTATTTCCCTTATATGAATATCCATATTCTTTCCAAGATTGAGCATTATGAACAACAGGAAATCCAGCCGAAAAGAGTTCAAGGGTCATATAGTTATATTCGTTATTCCACTGATTAAGAATAAACGTTGCACTCGGATATTCTGTCATAACAGTAATAATATCTTTCCGACCAATAATAATAAGCTTACCATCTTTAAAAAGATCTAATGTATTCAAAATAGAGTCTCGGAAGAAAGGTACAGATGCAATTCGTTCACCATTTACGACAAGCACTTGACCGGTCCAACTACTATTTTTTCTATACCAGCTCTCTAAAGCCATGATCGGAAGAAGAGAAGATTTTTGAAAACTGATGTTTGGTTCCATAACAATAAAAGTTTCCTTTTCATCTCCTTTTCTAGGGCGCCATTGAGGATTACGCCGATTGCCGTCGGTTAAAATACAGGAATCCCAAACATAGGGAGCAACTTTGATTTCTTGACTAGGATCTATATGATTGAGGGCACATGCGTATTCTGAGTGTTGCTCGTAATGGGGAGAAACCCAGATGGCATCCATTTCACCAACAACATGGTGACTAAAGTTCATAGATGGATAAAAAACAGGAGTTTCAATATCGATATTTAGAATATTGCCGAGGTAAAGTTTAAATATTTTTCCACCGATCATTTTCAAGAATCTGCGAAGAGCAGGATCAATACTCATACCGATCTCTATATAGGCTTTAATCGGAAGAGGTTGTTTCACCAAGTCTTCAATACTGATTACACGAGTTGTTCGAAGAACTTCTGGAATCTTTTCAAGATTTGTAGGTTTTGTATTCACGATTAAAATAGGGGTCCAGCCCGCTGAATCAAACATTTTATACAGAAGAAATACATTTTGAAAAAGACCATTTGCGAAGAGATTATCATCTGTGATTGTAGCGGTGGCAAGTAACACAATGGGTCTTGATATGAGGGGTACTATTTCTGAAAGTCCGCAGAGTGGAATATGTTTAGTAATAGGTACAGAGCCGATACGTGTCATTCCAGCTAATTCGTATCCGTGTTGCGAGGACTCTTCAAGACTCATACTGATTCGTATAGAGGATCTTGTTTTTCCGTATATCCGCATACTATAGAGAGTCTTCGGATGTTATCATTTTCAACAAGTGATTTACTTGTTCGAAACAGCCGAATATCATTTGCAAAAGTAGCACCAGAAGTTGCTAGTCGTGAAGAAAGATTTATTATTGCAAATGACAACGAAGGATATATAGTTCATTTTGGAACATCAACACTTATATCAACTGTGAATGGTGATACACTTAAAGAACTTAATCCTAGTCGGGCTGCCTTTTCATTTGACGTACGTTCGAAAGCCCTTGGTATTGGAGGTGTTCCGAATCCTCAATATACGATTGATATAAGTTCATCGACGGGTATTCGCATTCAAGGTGGTGGAAGATTTACAGGGGATGCAAGAGGACTTGTGTCAGTTCCTACGGCTTCTTTATTTAGTACATTACCGACGGCTATATTTGCTCAAGGATCGATTCCTATAGAATCTCTTATTTCTACAAATAATGCTACCCTTTATGGAATCAGTGTACCTACAAGTTCGCTTTTTGGTTATTTAAATACATCTCTCTATGGTCCATCTACGATTCCTTTATTAGCGCTTAAAGGATCTGGATTACTTCAGGCTGATTTTTTTCGTGGCGATGGATCACTATTGTCGAATATTCCGCTCGGTGCAATAAATGCCGATATTACAGGAGATTTTTTTAAACCAAACTCGATTCCAGCATATGCTTTACCGAGTACTGGTAATTTGTGGATTCGTGATATAAGTGGTTTTCTAGCTGCACCATTTGTAAGTACAGGAACACTCACTGCAACTTTTATATCTTCAGTCACTTCCATTTCAGTAGGAACTGTTTATTCAGATCAAATCGAAACATCAACGTTAATATTAAAAGGTGTTTTTAATGTTGCTAGTATTTCAACTGGAACACTTACAGCTGGTAATGTAGTTGCAGTAAATAATATACAGGCAGCTTCATTTATTGGCGATGGCTCCCAAATTACGAATATTGATCCAGCAAAACTATTAACAACTATACCATCTAATAAATTTGGATTCGATACAATTCCCTTTGATGCTTTGAATCCCTATGGTGATTTTCGTGTTCTTGGTGGTAGTGTATATGTAAATGGACCTGTAACAACAACGGGTACTACCACAAGTGCTTTTTTCGTAGGCGATGGCTCTCAACTTACAAATATTCCTTTTGGACCAGCTCTAGCAAGTACTGTAGCAGGACTAGGAACAGCTGGATATTTTTCTACAGCGACTGGTGGCGGTGAAGTATCGAGAGCTGATCTCGTTTCGACTGTTATAGGACTTGGCACAGCTGGATATATATCTACACTGTCTGCTGGTGATGTAACAAAAGAAAATCTCGTTTCGACGGTGGTTGGACTTGGAACAGTGGGATATATATCTACACTGTCTGCTGGTGATGTAACAAAAGAA